GTGTACGCCACGGTCGGCGCTGTGGCTACAGATGCGCAGGCGGAGCCGGACGTGTAGCAGAAGAAGCCGTTGGCTGCGCTGGTGAAGGCGGAGGACGGCTGGAAGACGGTGACGGGAAACCCGGCGTCTAGAGCCCAGCCGGAGGTGACGCGACTCAGGTACAGGCCGGTGAAGTTGGTGTCGTCCTTGTCGAAGCCGTAGGTGATGTACGTGTATCCGCCCGAGGTGGCCGAGATACCGATGCCGGTTGCGGGATAGGTGGTTACGCCCACCGGATTCACCGCAAGGTTGAGGGTGGCGGCAGTAGCCCCCGTGGAGGCCGTAATCCGCAGCACCGCTATTTGGGTGGCGGACGTGCGGTAAAAGGCCAGCACGTACTCCGTGGAGGAGCCTTGGAGCGGCTTGCAGTCGTACATGAGGCTCAAGCCTCCGTACGAGCCGTTGTCGGTCGTTAGGGTCTGCTCCGCTGACCAGGCCAACGTAGCCATATTGAGCGTACGGGCGTAAATCGAGCCCGTGGAGCTCCGCGCGTACGACACCACGACCAGGCTCCCGACAACAAAGGCGTGGACGCAGAAAATGTCGGTGGCAGCGTTGAGGCTCCCGCTAGTGAGTCCGGTGGTGCCGACAGGCGCCCCCGTGTCAGCATCGAAAACGGCCACGGTGGCCGAACCACCGACAGAGCTGAAGTAGGTCGCTTGGGCAACTGTTGCCAGGACGGCATAGCGGACACTCCCGGTAGCGTATATGGCCTGGGCCTGCGAAACGACAGTGGTCGGCGGAGAGACCAGTGGGGTAGTGAAAACACTCCACCTTGGCGCAGGGCAGACGTTCAGCCCGCCCGTGAGCACTGCCGCGTGCGCGGGGGAGTAGGACACAACGTCCGAGCCGTCCAGGACCAGCAGCTCGTCGTCGTTGGCTACGAGCCGCCCCTCGCCTTGGTTCAGGTTGGTGAGCGCCCCGCCGGCCCACTTCTGGGTCATGACCAGCGAGTGACCCTTCCGCTTCTCGGCTGCCCCGTCCTTGCGCCAGCGGACGTTCTCCGCCTGCAGCAGCTGCCCGGACTGCAGGCTGAGCGGGTCGGTGCCCTCGGCTACACCGGCCTGAAGCGTGACGTGGACGGTTTTGCGGTCGAGCTGGGGCATTAGAAGAAGTATAGGCTACAGGTGGTGACAGCACCCCCACCGTGTACCAGCGAGATGTAATAGGCGTCGGAGGTCAGCGCGCAGAGCTCCGGTGCGGAGCGGGTGGCGTACACCACCAGCCACCCCTGGGGCTTCCGCCCGAGGCCGTGGGGCACGCGTACGGTCTGCCCGGCCTGGAAGGTGATGTCAGCCGCCAGGGCCCCGGTAGCGAACGGGTGGGCGTCAGCAGCCTCCTTGGCCTGCTTGGCAGCCGTAACCGCCTGGGCCAAAGGCCGCTCATTCTCCCCCGAGCCGGGGAAGGCGACCGTGGGCTTGTACTTGGAGCCCCTTACCGCGGCCACGGCTTAGATGGGGTCGCAGGGACCATGCCGTAGCGGCGGATAACCCGGTCCGGGTGGGAGCGGGAAGGCCCGGCCAGCGCCGCCCGCGCGACCCGCAGGGCGTTGTCTCGAGCCGAGATGAGGGTCGGGGACTGACGGTTGTCCTTCTCGAGGACCTTGATAGCTCCGTCGCAGACTAGGAACTCCTCAAACCCCGCAATGCCGTCCACCGATGAACCCGACGTGAGGACAGTGGGAGTAGGGTAGTACCACAGACGGGCCGAGGAACCCGACTGCGGGACCGGCTTGAAAACCACGTTGGAGCCCACAATGCGGTACGCTGTAGGCATACCGTAGGTGTATGTGCCGATGAACTGGAACAGCTCCCGCTCCTCGAACTGCCACCGCCCCAGAGTGTAGGTGTACCCGTTGACCGTAAAGTCCACGCCGCGGTCCAGGTAGAAGTCGGCGGGCAAAGCGTAGGTGTCTGTGCCTGCAACAAGCGTCACCAGTGTGGAAGAAAGGTAGATGTCGTTGTTCTGTAGGGCGGCCTCGTTGTAAAGCTCACACCAGCTCTGCGAGACGTACGTCGCCAGCTCCGAGTCCGGGAACCGGTCGGTCTCTGCCTCCACGTCCGCACGCTTGCGGATTTGGTCGATAATCGAAGCGACAGTTACGGTGCGTGCCATGGGCCTCTAGACCAAGAAAAAGGCCCACCCCGCCGGGAGGAGCGGAGCGGGCCCGAGTAACTGGAGGAGGCCTTTAGGTCTCTTCGCAGGTGATACTGAACGAGAGCGCGACCGCGTTGGCCGTAGCCGCCGTGTTGGTCGCGTCGCAGAGGACGAACAAGCGGGAACCCGCAGGCACGTCGACCGGGGCGGTAACCGTCATGGCTCGGGTAGTGCCGAACACGAGGGCCGCGGAGGTCGTATTGAACGACGCGATGGAGGTGCTCGCACCGCCTGCGCCGTCATCGTACTTGAGGGTAAACGCCCAGCCGTCCGCAGCTGCCGAGGCCTGGACGCTGGCCGCGAGCGCGGGGGCCAGATGGGCCGCCGAGACGCGGATAGCGTACGGGAGACGGGAGATGAGGTGGAAGCTGGCGTCCGTGTTCGCCGTGGTAGCGCCTGGCATGTTGCAGTGAAGCTGACGCCCCACCACCACCTGCGCCGCGCGGGTCTTTTCCGCTGCCGAGCCCTCCGGACCCGACAACAGCCCGTAGGACTTGCCTTTGATGCTTTCGCCGTTGATAGCCATTGTAGTTTACTGTCCGTAAGAGTCGGTAAAGAAGAGGGTAATGAACACGCCATCGTTATCCGCGTAGTCGTCCGCAGAGCCGTCGCCCTTGAGGGCCTGGGTAACGAACGTCTTCGTGGACGTGTCGATGGACTTGAGGACCACGCTGGAGGGCTCCCCGGTGCCCGGGGACGCAATGAGCGGGGTGAGCGCGACACCCACAAGGGTATAGCCGCACTGCTTGAGGACGAAGGTGTGTTGCCCGTCGGTGGACTCGGTCGTGATTGAATCCACCAGCGAGATATCACCTGCGGCTGCCGTGAGGTTGGTGCTCGAGGCCGTGCACTTCAGGCAGAAGATGACCAGGTTAGGCTGGAGCGCGCGGGCGCAGCGCTCCCTACGCTCGAAGGCCATTAGACCCCCACTCCGAAGCTGGTCAGGACGATGCTGTCCAGCGGACGGTCGGTGTACATGTTGCCGTAGGTGGCAACGCGGACCTCGTAGGCGTCGTCAGACGCCACACGGAGGAACTGGTTGTCGTCGAAGTCCGCAATCTGCGAGAGCGGGCCGAGGGTGTGGAACTTCCACGCCGCCTTGCGGGTAATCTTGCACTTACCTTGCTGCGTGTACGGGTCCTCCATGATGTCGACCGGACCGCGGCTACCCGCAATCTGGACCGACTTGAAGGAGACGCCTGCCGTCGAGCCCTTGATTTGGCCGTCGTAGACCTTCTGGCCTTCGAGGGAGACCTTGAGCTGCGCCATATCCGCCGGGTGGACCAGGCAGAGGTCGGGCGCCTTCGCACCCTGGATGTCCAGGTACGCGAGACCCTTCACCAGCGCTTCCGACATCGGGAGGCCCGAGACCGAAAGGCTCTGGCCGGCCAAGCGAACCGGGTCGGGGTTGCGGTTGAGGCTGAACAGCGTACCGGGGGCCGAACCACCGACAATCCAGCCGTCGAAGCCCATCGGAACCACTTCCGTGCTGGCGTTCTTCTCGTCGCCCGCGCGGTAGAGGTAGTCGTCCTCGTTCAGGCCCGGGATAACCGAGTCCCACGCCGCGGCAGCCGTGAGGGTGCCGTTGATGCGGTCGATGGCCGTGATTTCGACTGCGTTGGTCGAGAGGAGCGCACCGCCGTCCGTGGCCGAGGCCCGAACCCGGTCGCCGATTTCGAAGTTGTTGGCATCCCACGCGCTGGCGAGGGTGACCGTAGTCGTGCCCGCACCGGCCGAGGAGCTACGGAGACGCGCACGCGAACCCGTGCCATTGCGGTGGCACATGATGGCGTGATGCTCCATGTCGGTCTTGGTCGCACGGTTGATTTCGTTCTCCCAGAGGTTCAGGAGCGCCCCACCGTTACGGGCCGCCTTCATGGCCTGTCCGCGGACGCGGGCGAGGGCGAAGGACTCCGTACGGGTGACGATGAACTTGTAGAACTGCGAGGGCTTCATGCTGGCCATCGCTTGCGCGAAGTCCGAGCTAGCGCCTCGGGGACCGGCGGTCTGGACTGCAATGTGCAGTGCCTCGCCGTCGAAGTCCGTGGCTTTGGGGAGGACGTTGAGTAGGGTCTGCATCTCGCGACCCTCGTACGACACTCCATCCTTGTATCGCACCTTCAGGATGGTGCTGATATTCGCAACTGTAGCGGTCATGTAAGTAAGGTAAGGTAAGGGGCCCTAAGGCCAGAACGGTTACGGTTAGCGCTTACGAGTAAGCTGATTAGCCAGCTTCAAGGCTTCTTTACGCGCCTCCTCCTCGGTCATGTCCCGAGGCTCTTTGGGAGGCGCGGAGCGGGGCGCTGCATCCGTGGCCGTTAGCGATGTCTGTCCCTTCGAGGGGCTCTTGGCGCTACCTACTGCCGGTACGGTCTGCTGCTTCTGTGTGATTCTAGAATAGCGTGTACGCAGGTCGTTCTCCAAATACCGCGCCACAGCCTCGAAAGAGGGGTACTGGTCCGTGGACTCCTTGTACTGCTCTGCGATGGCCAGAGCCCGGTCGGCCAGTTCAGTGGGGGAGTCGTCGTAGTAGGCAACAAGATGGGCGAATTCGTCGGATTCGGTCGCCACGTAGGTGACGAAATCCCGCTTCACCGCCTCCTTGCCGCGCTCCAGTTCCGCCTGCTGGGCGGCCTGTACCGCCCGTTGCTCGGCCGCCTGCTTTTCGGCCAACTGGCGCTCCAGGGCCTCCAGGCGCTTCGCTACGGGGTCGTTGGCCTTGGGGGCCTCGGCTTGCCCCAGCAACGCCCTGGCAATGTCCTCGTCCTTGTAGCCGGCCTCCCGAAGGAACCCCAGTGGGTCCGTCTTGGCGCGGGACTCCAGGTCTTTGGCGAGGCGTTCGGCCTCCGCAGCCCGGCGTTCAATGGCGTCCAGGCGCTGCTTCTCGGCCATACGGGCCTTCACCCGCTCGGAACGGCCCTTGAGGACAGCCTCCAGGTCGTCCACTTGCCCCGCGGGCTCAGCGGCCTTATCCCCTTCCGCGTGAACACCTTCCTGGCCTTCGGCGGCTTCGCCCGGTGCGGCGGTGCCCCGCTTGGCATCAACTTTGGCGACCACACCCTCCTGACCGGGTGCTTCCCCAACTGGAGCAGTGGCTACGGCGGAGCCAGGCTCATCCCCTCCGGGCGGTGGGTTCAGAATCGAGTCGGCCAACGCCCTCGCCTCGGCCGCGGGGTCGCCCGTTGCAGTCCCGACCCCATCGGCAACGCCACCAAATTCACTGACCTTGCCTGCCTGCGTGTTTCCCTGCATCGCTCCCTTCGTTTTTAGAAGTTCGACAGCGCCTCAGCGGGCGGTACGAACGGGTTCTGGCCTGGGGGTGTCCCAGGCGCGATAGGTACCGGCGGGGGTCCCATGGGGCCCTGCGGGATGCCTGACATGATACCCGCATCCATAGGCGCCTGCATCGGCATACCGGTAGCGGGGTCTACGGGCGGCGGCGCACCGGTAGCGGGGTCGACCATCCCAGGTGCAGCCTCGGGCGGGGGCTCCAGGTAGAACTTGGCCGAAAGGATGTACTCCTTCAGTGCCCTAAGCCGGGGCAGGAACTTACGGTACTCCGCCGTGCCCGGTTCAGGGGCTCGTAGCCGCGCCAGGTTGTACGCCTTGGCGCCCCGCTGAACGATAAGGACGTGGTCGTCGAACGCCTCAGCCACTGGGGCAAGCCCCCGAGAGAGGATGGCGTCAATGGTCTGGTCAATGATGTCCAGGGTAGACGTCTCGAGGTCGTTTTCGGCCTCCAGGTCAGGCATGTCCAACAGTTGGCGAAACTCGAGCTCATCGATGTCGTTACGCTGCCGCATTTCCGACAGGAACTCGTAGCGGGCTGCTGGGGACTGGCTAAGGAACGAAGTCGGGAAGACCTTCAGCTTGTAGGACCCCACCGGGATGTCCACGTCCTTGAATTCAACCTTCTCGAGCCGGCGGCCTTCCTTGGTCTCCGCCAGCACAGTGTAGTCGCCACCGGTAGAGCAGGTGCGCACCACCTCCAGCGCCCGCTCCGCCATGGCGCAGTAGAACGCCTCCCGGCAGCGGATGAACTGAACCAGCTTTTCAGCAACGATGTCGTCCAGGAGCTGGATGGCCTTGGCGGCAGTAATGCCCTCGGCCGGCTTGCCCGAGATGTTGGTCTCCGGGAGGCCGGCGGCCTTTTCCATGTTCGCCAGGATGGTGTCGGCGAAGTTGTAGGTCTGCTGGTTGGCCGGAGCGGGGTTCCACTCTTTGATGTCCCCGTTGGGGTCGTCCACCTCGATGATGGTCCCGGGGACGTTGTCGATTTCGGCCTTGTTGATTTTGGCCTGGCGCCGCACGAACACGTGGGGGGAGCCGAGGAGGGAGTGTCCCTCCCGGAGTTTCTCCATGAGCCGGTCGAATTCCCGCTGGGGGCCCAGGAGCTTGGCCATCATGGGCGGGGCGGTGAGGCCGTAGAGGGGGAACTGGCGGGTCAGGAACACGTGGGGGAGGTGCTCGAAGTCGTAGTCCTCCAGGACCAGCGTGTAACCCTTTACGCAGATGCAGTGCTTGCCGTCCTTTTCCCCGGTGCCGGACGGCAGGTGCCAGGCCTCCCGCACGCGGATGAGGTCC